TAGTTTATCAAATTCTATTTTACTGTACACATCATAAATAATAGAATTACAATCTAAGTAAAGATTATCAACATTTAGGATATTTTGAGAATATTTTTTAATAATAGATGGATGATTTTTAACTATGTAACTAAACATTGATGGAATGCCCATTTTAACTAATATATACACTATTACAATATGTTTAATACATATTACAATATATTTACACATTTGAACATTTACTGCGTTTCGGCGAAGCACAGTAAATGTTCAAAGGTGTAAAATGAGACAAAAATGTAAAATTTGGTTATAATCAGTATTGAAACATATAATATTTTTTACACCTGTAATTATATTGAATCGGTATAGTCGTAAGAGACAAAAAAATTAATTAGCTTCTTTAGTAAAAGATAATTTATAATATATATATATATATAAACAATGAGTGATAAAATAATAAATTCAAAAAAAGTTCCTGCTAAAAAAACAACTCAAGAAATAGTAGTATTAATTGAAAAAAAGTTGTTATTTTTTCAGGATGTTATTCAAAAAACAATATTACATGTTCATAAAAATAAAATGTTGGATATAATCGGAGTTAGTGAAGTAAATAGTTGTATTAATATATTATTTGAATTAAGTAAAAAAATAAAAGATATAAATGATGTTAGTATAAAAAGTAATACAGAAAATATTATAAATATTCTTCAAAATGTTAATAATGAATTATCTAGCTTATTTAAGTTATTTGGTACTGATTCTTTTGAAGATTTATTATGGATATGTTTTGGTAATAATTCAGTAAATACTTATGCTATTTCAGATATGGATAAACATAAATTTGAACTATTAAAAAAATATTTTCATCCAACTAGTTATACAATATTGGGTGCTAAAAAAAATGAAAAATCAGACGATTGTCAATTGAATGAAAAATCAAAGAATTTAGATAGTGCTGATATAAATATAAAAATAAAACCATTTCATTTGAAAGTATATGGTATACAAATAATAATACATAATCCACAACATAATAAAAGTTTAATAATAACAGGAATCGTAGATGACATAATGGTTGACTTTTTGAATAATAAATATGTAAATTTGAAATATCAATCAATTAAGGAAAATGTACAACAATCAAAAGAATTTCAGGGAGATACTTTTGCAAGATTTATACAGTCATTAAATTTAAAGGATTATTTAATTTCAGAGCCACATGAAATATATTCAAAATATTTTGGTTATTTAAGTAATTTAAATACATTGAGACAAAAAACAATAACACAGATAGTAAAAGAATTTATTAATTCCGATTTATTTATAAAACGAAGTATTATTATACAATTATTAGTAAAAATAGATAATTATGATAATCAGTATTTAGCCTATTTATTATATGATATATTATCAAATGATACAAATGGTGTAATAGATACTCAAGAACAAACAATATTATTTGATAGTTTTCCTTGGTCAATAAAACAGTATTTCAAAGATGCGATGAAAAGTACAGTTCAGTATACAAACGAATTATCAAATTTTGATATACAAAAAATTCCATTAGAACAACAAATTTGTTTATTAAAAGTGTCTGATTCTGTAAAAGAAAAGGCAATGCAAAAATTAAAAGAAATAAAGTCAAAATCGGAAGATTCTGGTTCAAAAGCAAGACAATACTTAGATGGTTTACTAAAAATTCCATTTAACATTTATAGAAGAGAACCAATCCTAAATATAATGTATGATATTAAAGTAAAATTTATAAATATGCTTCAATTAAATAATACAACTAACAACCAAATAAAACAAAATTATACAAGTTTAGAAATATTAACTTTATTAAAAGGAATAAAAGGGATAAATAATACAAGTAATATAGATATTGTTAGTATTATAAATAATAAATTAGAACCCTTATCTTGTAGTGAGTTAAAAGTATGTGTTATAAAAATAAATAATTTAATAACAATGAATAAATTAAATTTTAAGAAACTAAAATTAAATAATAGAAATATGTCAGAAAGAAAAAATGATATTTATGAATTTGTTCAAGTAAATCAAAATAATACACTTGTAAAAAAGTTATTAACTGATTTATTTGATTTAAAAACAGAGAATCAATTAGAAAATACGAATACTAAAAAAGATTTGTTAGTTTACTTAAATGAAATAGAGAAAAAATATAATGAAATAAATACTTACATGACAAATGTAAAAACAACATTAGATAAAGCTGTACACGGTCATGATAAGGCAAAAAAACAGATAGAAAGAATAATAGGTCAATGGATAAATGGTAAGCAAGATGGTTATTGTTTTGGTTTTGAGGGTCCTCCGGGTTGTGGTAAAACTACTTTGGCAAAAAAAGGTTTGTCAGATTGTTTAAAAGATGAAAATGGAATATCAAGGCCATTTGCATTGATACAAATGGGAGGTGATGCAAATGGTTCAAGTTTACATGGACACAATTATACTTATGTAGGTTCAACTTGGGGATCAATAGTACAAATACTTATTGATAAAAAATGTATGAATCCAATTATTTTTATTGATGAAATCGATAAAATATCAAAGACAGAACATGGAAAAGAAATAATAGGAATTTTAACCCATTTATTAGACCCAGCACAAAACGATTGTTTTCAAGACAAGTATTTTTCAGGAATAGAATTAGATTTATCAAAAGCTCTATTTATTATATCGTATAATGACGTAGATGCAATAGATAAGATTTTATTAGATCGTGTTCATCGTGTAAAATTTAAAAATCTAACATTAGAAGAAAAATTAGTAATATCAAATACACATATTTTACCAGAAGTATATGAAAAAATGGGATTACAAAATATGATAAGTTTTTCAAATGATGTATTAAAGTTTATAATAGATGAATATACATTAGAACCAGGTGTAAGAAAATTAAAAGAAATATTGTTTGAAATAGTAGGAGAAATAAACCTTGATATTTTGAAAAATTTTGATACTCAATATGAAATACCAATTATTATAAGTATTGAAGATATCAAGAATAAGTATTTTAAAGATAAACAAGAAATAAAGCATAAGAAAATTCATAGTGAAAGTAAAATTGGAATAATTAATGGTTTATGGGCAAATGCTCAAGGAAAAGGAGGAGTAATTCCAATACAAGCAAACTGGCGTCCAAGTGAAAAATTTTTACAATTACATTTAACAGGAATGCAAGGTGATGTTATGAAAGAATCAATGAATGTTGCATTAACATTAGCATGGAATTTAACATCAATAGAAAGAAGAAACGATATTTTGGTTGATCAAAATAATAGTCTAAATGGAATACATATACATTGTCCAGAAGGTGCAACTCCAAAGGATGGTCCAAGTGCTGGAACAGCAATAACAACTACAATATATAGTTTGCTAAATAATAAGAAAATAAAATATGATATAGCAATTACAGGTGAAATAACTCTAGATGGAAAGGTAACAGAGATAGGTGGTTTGGATCTAAAATTCTTAGGAGGTATAAAAGCAGGAGTAAAAGAATTTATATATCCAAAAGAAAACCAAAAGGATTATAATATTTTTATGGAGAAATATAATGACGATGAACTAACAAAAGGTATAAAATTTAACGCAGTAGAGACTATTGAGGAGGTATTTGGATTAGTGTTTGACACATTGTAGAAAATTACTTACACCTTTTACACCTTTTAACATTTACTGTGCTTCGCCGAAACGCCGATTTTTATATAGTAAAAAAATATATAAAAATAATTTATTATAATACCTTAATGAATACCGAGACCATCGTAGGTTATGCAAAGCGAACAAATTCCTATTATTGATTTTACATTTTATACACCTTTTCTCATTTCACACGTTAGGAAAACGTGTGAAATGAGAAAAGGTGTATAAAATGAGAAAAAGGTGTAAAAAATTATAAAATGGTAATGGCGAATTTCACGCCTTACCTACTTATCTTCCCTAAAAGGAGTATCGCAGGCATTTATTCTTTTTCCCTAAAACATTTTGGTCTTCTTTTTCTTTGTATTACTTCGGTAAAAGCAAGAAACTAAATTAGGCAATCGTAGGTGAATTCCTACTATTGATGGAATATTATTATTTACGAAGTTTTTGCAAAGGTTTCAAAAAATTTTAATATCTATCTATACTATAGTATATGCTAGAAAAAAGTGATTTACAAAATGCCCTTTTTAATAATACATTAAATATTTTTCAATCATTGTCATTTTATTCTCCAATAATAATTTGTGTTAGTATAGTTCTATTTTCAATGTTTACTGCAACAATGGAAAAGGCATTTGTATTTTTTGTTTGGATATTTATAATAACATTCATAAGAATAATTGTATTTAAAGGTTTAAAATCAGGTAATAGTCAAGTAATAGCTTTACCTGATATTTGTGCAACAGGGTTATCACAATTATTTATTCCTATGGATGTAACATATAGTACATATATTCTAACATTTACAATGATGTATTTTGTAACACCAATGATAATGATATCAACACAAAATAATATTAATGCTTTAAATTATAGTGTTTTAGCATTCTTTATAGCCTATATTGTGTTAGATTTATTTGTTAAAAATTCATTAGCATGTATTCCAAGATTTTTCTCAAGTTTTGTAATAGGAGATGTATTAAGTGGACTATTTTTAGGAGGTGTAATAGCAGGTGTAATAATGTATGGTTCAAATTTGAAGAGTTATTTGTTTATAAATGAAGTAAATACTAACAAGGAAGTATGCTCAATGCCTTCAAAACAACAATTTAAATGTCGCGTGTTTCGTGATGGAACATTAGTTGGAGAAGTATAATACTCCTCCGTCACAATTGGAACATTTTACAAGAAGTTCTAAACGTATCAAAAAATTGTCAAGTGTGTAAAGACACATTTTACGATATATTATTTATCAAAATGAACTAAATTAGCCATTATCCATATTCTTAATGATGAAAGCATCATATTTCTATGAAACGATTCATTAATTAAATTCATATTTCCACGAGTATTAAAATTTCGTGCAAATGTATTGTATGTTTCAATTATATTTCTAGTTTTATAATATTGTAAATTTTCATATTTAAAAAGGCTTAATTGTTTTCTCTTATTAATAATATTATGAAATACAAATAAAATATTGATAAGATCGTATTTACTTTGAATGTTAGCAGTTTTAACCTTAGCCCAAAATTGTTTGGCGTGTTGAGAACATTCTGGACATGGTAAATTATTACATATTTGTATTAAAATAAGAATTAATTTTGGTCCTATAATATTAAAACTAGTTTCTTTTATTTTGTCCGCTAAAGTGTGCATAAATATCCAAGTGCTGGGACCCCAATAGTTTGGCGACATAATATAACTAAATATACAAAATAAATTTAAAGATATTCGGCAAATTATAATATACACCCTTGAATATGCCCAAATATATAATTGAGGGAAATATTAATTTTAAAGAAGAGTTATATAAACTATTGGATGAAGATAGTGAAAATGAAGATGAATTATGTCAAATAACAGGATTACCATTAAAAGATAAATATGTTGTATTAGAATGTAAACATCATTTTAATTATGCTGCTATATATAAGGAATTATATAAACAAAAATATGATTTTAATAGTTATGAACTTGCAAAAAAAGATTTACAAAAATTTCGTGAATCAAAATTAGATTATTTTATTAAATGTCCATATTGTAGAAATATTCAATTTACAATTTTACCATATTATGAAGAATTAAAACTAAATGAAATATAC